GATTTAGGAACTGAAACGACTAATGGCAATTTTGTTTATTATTATGTAGACGGAGCATTAAGAATATCTGATTGTTATCGAAGTGGGGCTACACTTAATGAAAGTAATAGAACTAAATGGTTTGGTCATGTTGATAGAGTTGGAACTATACCTGGAGCAGCTGTAGACGATTGGGTTACTGCTTCAAATAATTTAGCTGCCCCATCGGCGGGAGATGTTACCACTACTGGAAGTGCTAAATACGCTTCGGCTGGAGCTGGTTTTGATGTAGATGTAACCGTAGAAACAACTGATGATGATGGATTGTGGGAAGCGACTACATATGAATTTGCTCAATCATTTGTTTATGAGGGAGACCAAGAATCATTATTAACAGAATATAGCGGAAATGTTGCTTTATCAACAAATAATTATTTTACTGGTGTAATTGTTGGAGTTGAAACTGATGACACTGATTTTGCTCAGAGAATCAAAGGTGGTAGAGTCTATATAAGAAAAAAGGATAGTACTGATTTATGGACTTTATTTCTTGATATGGATTGGGAGCGTGGAGTTAGAAAGGATTTTGGAGATACGTTTACGGTATGGAACGAAGATGTATCTAATAAATGGAGAAACACAGCGGCATTAGAAATGAAGGGGCCTAGTATTGATACTTATGAATCAATAAATGGATTTAGTCCTGACGTTGGACATTTATCGTTTGGTGAAGCTGATGGATTATCTTATAAAGATGCTACAGTTTGTAATATGAGAACATTTGTTGCTCATGTTAATTATTATACATCTATTGGTGGAGCTGAAATAAAGTTAATGCCAGATAGAATATTATATACTCCAATCGGTAAATATGATACATTTCCGCCTAATCAATTTATTGATATAGGTATTAATGATGGTGAAGATTTTACAGCATTAGAATCATTCGGTACTAAAATATTAGCATTTAAGCAAAGTACGTTATATATTATTGACGTTACTTCTCCTGATGATGTTAGTTGGTTCTTGGAATCCACTCATAAAGGAGTTGGTGTTGACAAACCAACAGCCGTAGTAAGAACTGAATTTGGAATTTGCTGGGCCAATACCAATGGTGTATATTTATGGTCTCCGTCTCAAGGAATATCAAACTTATCTATTAAGCTTGATAAAGATTTTGCTCCTTTAAGTGGAATGGATAATCCTGTTATTGGATTTTATCCACCAAAAGGACACTTATTGATAGTACAAGATTGTACACAGTCTTCTGATATGTTGGTATATGATTTTAATACTAAATCGTTTACAAAGCTTACAGCTTATACGGGAGCTGCAATTACAAATATGCAGAATAACGTCAATGAATGTATATGGTTAGAGGGAAATAATGTTAAAAAGTATTTGCCAACTCAAGGCACTACAAACATAGCTTTTGCATTTACTACTAAAGATTTTGATTTTGGAAACCCTGCTTTAACAAAAAAAATAAAAAAGATTATAGTAAGCTATTCAACAGGAATTGGTCTCGATAGTGTTTCATCTGATTCTGGAGTTATTACTAATATAACTGAAGCTAATCCAGGTGTAGTGACTTCTGCTGGTCACGGATTGTCTAATGGGCAAGTTGTTAGAATTGATGGTGTGGTTGGAATGACAGAAGTAAACGATACTTTGTTTACTACAGCTGGTGTAGCTACTGATACATTTCAAATTGTAAATACTAGTAGTGGGTATACAGCTTATTCTAGTGGAGGAACATGGGCAAAAGCAACAGCAGGTGTTGCGGTAACAACAACATATTTTACGAATGGAGATACTGACGCTACTGGTTCTTTCTCTCCTACTTGGGCAACAGCTGCTCAAAATGGAATAATAAATATAGATGCATCAGCTATTGGTGCTGTAAGCAGTTTAAGGCTTAAATTCTCAGCTACAGGATGCTACAAGATTAATGATATTACTGTTGTATATAGAACAAGAATGAAACCACCCGCAACATCGGCGAATAGTTAATATGTCATCAGTAGTAAATACAAATTTAAGAGCAGCCCAAGACCGTAAAGAACGGACAAACGACTTGCATAGCAGGCTTCGGGATAAATCTGGAGGATGGTCTTCAACACCTTCTGGATTAGAAGCTGGGACTGTACAGATTATTTCCTCACCTGGAGGAGAAAGAATTAAAGTTTCGGATAAGGTAATGCTTTCTGGAGCAACGTTGAACGAAGCTTTAGATAATTCAGAAACACCAATAGATGTATCAGATGGAACAAAATTTATAGTTGGAGATACTATAAGAATTGATAATGAACATATGTATGTGCAATCAATATCATCTAATACATTGACAGTTAGAAGAAATCGAGATGGGACTTCAGCTGTAACTCATGATAATGGAACTCCTATTAAAATATTTAGACCTAAGATTCCAACAAGATATAGTGAATTGGGTTCAGAAACATTGAAATTTGTGAAGGATGGTTCAACATTTAATTATCCAAAACAAATGCAATTTATACCTGCATCTGCTTTAAATTTTGGTTCACCTTTTACTTTTAGCGGTGCAAATTTAGCTGATTACGATGATGAACAGTACGATGTTTTGTTTATGCTGAAAGATATGCAAACATATAGCGTTAGTGGTTCTGATGAAAGTAGCAATCAGTCAATTCAGGTGACTGCTGAAAGTAAATCATCTACAGGGTTTACTCCTACAGCGAGCGTTATTATAGCAAGTGCTTCAACTAGTTATATAGTTACCTCTTCTACATCTCCAGATATAGATAGGGAAAATGCAGGGTATAATACGTATTTATCTGCTCCGACATATGCAACAGATTATACTGGTTACGATGCTTATGATGTTATGGCTAACTCGGATACTGGGGGAGCTGGGGTAACAGATATAAGCGTTACATACACTCTCGACTTTTCTGGTGTGAAGGGGACTGGAGAATTTATCGTTAAGGGATATATTAGAACAGGAACTCAGGATAGCGACCCGGCCACGCGATTTGATAATACAGATTATAACCAATTAGATTTTGATATACTTAGGGATGCTGCTGATGGGGACGGCTCGATAACATTAACTGATACTTTTACACCGTCAGGAACTCTTGGAGACCCGGCTATGGTAGTAATGACTATCACAAATTATGACCAGTTTGGTGGTAGTACAGCTACATTAGCAGGAGAGATTACTTCAATAACTTATACTTCATCAAGTGGTACGGTACGTCCTGTAACAGGAATAAATAAAGCGGATGCTATTGTAATAGCAAAGGTATACAATCAATAATCGAGTAAGATAAGGAAAATATTATGGCAAGATACAACCCAATGCAATCAGTAGTAGGACAGGCTGGTCTTCAGTTAAGCGGACAGGGCTTAGCTTGGGAAGGAAAAGAGAGGGGTCTCGGTAGGCGAGCTATACAAGATTATCTTAATAATCAAGCGAGAAAAGCTACTAAAGCTGGTCGAGGTATAGGTCTTTCAAATACACTTGGTAAGGGATTAGGAATGCTTGCTATGTTAGCGACTGGCCCTGGTGGATTGGCTGGAAAGGCGGGGTGGAGCATATTAAAACAGGTTTTATTAGGGGCTGGTGTATCGGGAGGAGTAAGTGGTTTGGGTGGTAAACACTTCGCTGATAAATTAAGCAAGGAGGAAGCTCCTGATGTTTTATATGGAGTCGCAGAGGCGGAAGAAGCTGAATCAGCAGCTCACTCTGCAATAGATACTTTAATTGGTTCTGTAGTTCCTAAAGCGTTATCTACAGCAATAACAACACCATTAGATTATCTGACATATCAGCAGAAATTCGACCCGACTACGAAAGTGACTGAGGAAGTGGTTAAGGAAGCTGGTAAAACGGCTGGTCTGGAAGCGTCAAGTTACGCCGCTGGAGATATAGGTAAATTATTTGCAGCTGGTCAAGAAGGATATAAACAAAAGGGATTTCAAGATTTGTTAAGTTTAATAGGTAGAGGGGCTAAAAGTGGTGGAGATATTCCTTCTGTGACATTGGGGACAGATATCAGTAATTATTATAACAACCCTTACCTAAGATTATAGGAAGATAAAATGGCTTTATACGACGATTATTTAGACCAAAACAACTTATATTCAAGACCATCTGAAATGATGTCTAATGTAAACGATTATCTTGGGGCTAATAGAGCTTCCTTACCAATGGATGCGAATAGCCTTGGTTCTTCGATGGGTAGGACAGCGATGGACTATTTGGATGGTAACGGTGTCGACCCTGGCGGCGGTGGCGGCGGCGGCGGCGGTGGCGGCGGCGGTGGCGGTGGCGGCGGCGGCGGCGGCGGTGGCGGATCCTCTTCAGATCCAATGGGTTCTGGTATGGATGATTTTGACTGGGCACGAGGTGGAAGAGTTCCAAAAGCTATTGGAGGAAGAGCAAGG